AGGCCCAAACAATCGCATCCCGCCCCCTTACACGACGCCTGATGAACGTAGGGTGTCGCGATCCATCCACGAGCCAATGTGACGAGCGCGCTCATCGCAGGCTACCGCCATCTTTGAGCGGCGATCTTGCAGGATAGCTGACCATCCAATCATCCCCGGGGACATCTGGAAAGCCTTGATAGTTATGAATATTATTGAATTTTAACTTGCAGGTCTGCAACCGACGGTCGCACCCGGCCTCTAGGCGTATCATGTCGCCCGGCGCAATCGGCAGACGAAGCTGCTCCCACAATTCAACTGATCGTACATTGTCGTTATAGCGGTCATTTTTGATCACGCCGATCAGACCTGATGCCGCCCCACTCAGAACCGTAAATCGGCCCTTTTCAAACCAGCGCGGCTCATAGCTATTGAAACCCTCAAATTCTAAAACCCGATTGTCTGTCACAATTTCAACCGTGCGCTCCACGCGGTATCCAGTGGCCGAAAGATCAACACCGCAGGACGTATCACCCAAGACTGCGGGGCATGGGCTTTGATAAATCCGGCCCTGCTGACGGTTCATCGCCTCGGCCAATCCACGCAGTTCAACCTTAAAGGCCCCGCCCTGACGCTCAAACTCCCCCAAGGTGCCGCGAAACTGCAAAACCCGGTCCTCGGGATCTTGCCAATTGACCAACCATCCCTCAACCACAGCCCCATCATAACGCCCGGCTATGATGTCTTGTTCGGTCACCGCGACATCACTCAACGCGCCCATAGCTTCGGAATTGTCGACGGATAGGCCCGTTGTCTGGCTTAGAGCATAGGCCGTCAATCCAGACTCAGCCTTGAATTCAGTCCCGTCAAATAACAGCGGTTCGTCATGGTCAGTAAAACCGTAGTGCGGCCCATCACGACGTGTAACACGCCAGCACCGGGCAACCGATGTCACGCCAGTTTTAAGATGCGCGTCCAGCGCTGCCACACTCATACCCGCACCTCAACAACTGGTACTGACGGCATTTCACCAGCCTGAAAGCTAGCCACACTGGTTTGGATCCCAGCGGCGTCAAATCGGACGGGCACATCAAATTCATACCCGGCGGTGATCTCTGTTCCCAGCTCTGGCGCATCCACAAAGCTGACTAGGCCGGCTGTTGCGTCAACGGTGTAGTGCACAGTATCCACCAGCTCATCGCCAGCAACGCCAACCCGAACCGTGCCCTTCACCGGCTTTTTGACTGGCCGGCAGTAGCTCTGTTCACCTGATCGATAGGTCTTGCACAGCGAATAAACCCGTTGCATCCCGTCGCCCCTGCCAATCACCTGATCGCGAAACACGATCTCAGCGCTTGGAACGCAGCTTTTGAAGTCTGACCAGTCTTTCCAGCGAAATCCGAACATCTGCCCCTGACGCGCCTCAAAGAACGCGATCAGCGTATCGATATCGTCCAGAGACCTTATCCCAACGCCTGCATCATATCGCCGCTTGGAGTGCGCCCAAGGGGTGTTGCGCTCTTCAAATCCGTTTGCCAGCGTCACCACTTCGGTCCGCCGTTCCGGTCCGCCGATCGAGCCAAAGCTCAGATTGGCGGGAAATCGTATGTCGTGAAATGCCATGAGGCTCTCCGAAATGTCAGCGGTTGCGATTGCCGCGCGCGATGGCCCGGTTTACCTGAGCCGCGATTTGCGCCTGGCTACGTTGGAATCCTTGGGCGTCAGGGGTTGAGATGTTCATGTTTACGGTCACGCGTTGCCCGCCCTGCGCGCTGACACCCAATCGACCGTCCGCTCCGCGTGTCAGGGGCATAATCGCCTCTGGCCCCGCTTCGCCCATCAGGCCGGTCCCGCCTCGCATAGGAAAGGTTGTAGGACCGTTGACCACACCACCTTGCGCAAAGGCCGTGACACGGCCCCCACTAAAGGCACCGCCTTTTTCAAATCCCAAAAGACCAGACAGAAGGCTATTCACGCTGCCACCCAACGCATCACCAACAGCCGATTGAACCGGCTGCATTGCCGCATTGTAGGTGGCATCGACCATAGATTGGGCGACTTCCCGCAATGCATCCGACAGGCGCAATCCATCGAAGACCAGCCCGTCAAACGCGCCACGCAACCCGCCGCCAATTGACCGACTCAGGTTCGCCACCTCTCGATCGGTGTAGAGCATGCTATCTTGCATCGCCCGCAACTCTTGATCAAACGCAGCGGTCATCGTGCTGGCCGAACCCAGAGTTTCCTCCAGCCGTTCTAACTGGTCCTCCAGGGCGTCAAACTCATCATCAGGATCGGCCATATCAGTCCTCCGGGGTCATCTGTGTGTCAGGGAACTGGGTGGCCAAGGCTTCCAGCCCTGCCCGTCCCATCGGCGCATCTGCGCGGCCATCGCCGATCATCAGCAACATTTCGGCTGGGGTTAGTTCCCAAAACTGCGCGGGTCGCAGTCCCAGACCCAAGATCCCAGTCCGCATCAGGCTGGGCCAGTCGAACCGGTCAGGCCCAGTCATGATGGCGGCCGAAATGCCAGCGCCAACAACCGGGCCGCAACACGCGCAGCCTCTAGCGGACCGCCCTCAATCTCAGACGCTGCCAAATCTGCGATTGTCCCAAACCAGCCACCTGCCCGCAAACCAGCGCACAGTAATGCCAGAACATCGCGGCTGCGAAAGCCACCGGTGTCAAATCGGGCCACCAAAGCGCTCAGGCTGTCCTCGGCCATTTCGGCCTCAAGTGAGGCCAACGCGCCAAGGGTCAACTTGCACACCTGGCGCTGCCCATTCACCACGATCGCTACCTCGCCGGTCCAGGGGTTCTCCATACGATCAGACCGCGGTAAAGGTCAGCTCACCCGCTGACGCCATCGACATTTCGTAGTTTGCCTCACCATTATGATTGCCCGCGTATTCGATGGATGTGATCTGAAAAGCGCCTTCCACAATCCCAAAATTGGGAATGATGACCTGAAAGTCAGGCACTTCAGCGTCAAAGAAAATCTGCCTGGCGCGTTCATCTGTCGCCTCGTCGCGGAACACACCAGACCCGCTGATTGCTGCTGATTTTACGCCTGCACCACCCAGCAATTCGCGCCAGCCGCCTTGGCTTTCAAGGCTGGTCACATCGACCGTTTCGGTATTGAAGCTCAACCGCGATGCGCGCAGGCCGGCCAGCGTCTGAAAGACGCCTTGTCCATCCAGATCGACCTTAATCAAAAGATCTTTGCCATTTTGGGCTGTCATGTCTATCTCCAATTAAATCATAGTGTTATGTGGTGACATTCAGGAAATCGTCTCATCGACAAGAGCCCGAAACGTGATCTCTAATTGGCGTTCGCCGCTATTGCGGCGCGCCCGTGCCTTCAAAAATTCAAGGCTGATCAGATGGCCTCGGCTTAGGGGTAGGTCTGCGCCATCCAAAATGTCAGACAGCGCTGTGGCAACCGTCTTGGCCGCCTGAAACCCGGCACCTGTCGTGTGGACCACGACAACCAGATCATGCTGCGCTCCATGGCCAGTTTTGTCTGACCTGTCGCGTACCGTCTCAGTCCCGAGGCTCACATAAAGAGATGGCAGCGCTCCCGACGGCAGCGCGTCATAGACTGCGCCTGATACCAACGTGTTGAAGGCAACATCGGCCTGCAACGCGCCATAAACTGCCGCCTGAAGCGCGGCCGACATGGCATAACTCATAACCCTGCCTCCTCATGCGAATAGCAGACCAGATAGCGCCCACTTCGATTGCTTTCGGTCACTGCCGCGATTTCAAAAACTCGGGCGCCATCACGAAACCGTTGGCCTGGAACAGGCCGGGATGGGGCACCCACGCGAGCCGACCTGACAAAAATCCGATATGCGATGCGCGATTTAGATCCCGCCTGCATCGCAACTTCACGCCCAGATCCAGCGCGCAATTCGGCCCAAATATGTCCCAAGGGTTCCCAGGTTTCGCTAAACCCTCCCGCACCGTCTGGCAGGCGGACTGCCGCCTCCAAAGTCAGCCGCCGGCTTAGATCGGGGGGGGCACTCATTGGCTGACACCACGCAAACGCACGCTTCGATAGGGCTCAATCAACAGACTGACACCGCATGGCACCCCCCCCGTTTCAAGATCTGTACCCTCATAGAACGCGGCCGCCTGAAGTAAGACCGCTTGGCGTAAATCAGCTGGAACCCCGTGCCAATCTATCGCGAATCCGGCCTCCATCTCTATCTCAAGACTGCCGTTATGCGTCGGATTTGGTAGCGAACGACCTACTGACACAACCGCCGGGCGGTGGTCATCCCGACGCAGACCATAACTTTCAACCGGCACCAACGTTTCCGTCCCGTTGACAGAGATCACCCTGATGCTGTCAATTTGCTGCACGGGCGCAATCGGCAAAGCCTGCTCAGAACTCGAATGCCAATGGCTCAACCTCCAAAGAAACTGACGCCGATAAATTGCTTTGCCAATCCGGGCCTCGATCGCCGATAACGCAGCGCGCAGATGCCCTTCCAGGATAACATCCTGGCTGCCATCATCTGCAAAGCCCGAGGATAATCTTAGGTGTTCCGTAAGCTCGGCCACTGGTAAACTAGCACTGGCGACCGAGGATAATTCAACCATCATCATATTCGTTTCTCCACGAAAACTACCTCAACAGATGTGTTGGCGCGACCCATCCCTGCGCCGCTCGGGCGGAGGATATGCTGGAAAAC